ATCGTAATAGTGCTAAAGGTCAAGTCCTGGGCAGAGGCTGCACCGGTTTCCGTGTTCCAGTTAAGCGTGTAGTCGGTGTCCTGTACAGGGAACTGTACATTTCCTACCAGGTTTTCAGCTACCGAGCAAAGGCCCAGCATTGGAGTATTGGGGTACAGGAAGTCAACGTAACGCCCTGGGTCGGTGTAAACCAAGTCGCCGCCCAAGTTACCGCCGGTGCCTCCGGTTACGGTGTTGGTACGCATCTCTTTGTTAAGGAAGTCGGGCAAGTGAATAGCGCCCATCTGCGCGTCGCGGGTATCCAAGCCCAAGCGGCGACGCTCGGCCAGACCTTCCTGGTTCATCTCGGCTTCCACTCCGGTAAGCTTACCGGTGCGGGCTTCGCGAATAGCCTTAACGATGTTAAAGCGTGCCATATCGCGCTTTTGTGAGGAGCTCAACCCTCCGGCCAAGGCCGAAGCGTCCACTCCAGCTGCGGGGTTCTCCGCAGATTCTTGAATTGGGTCCATATTATTGGGGGTTAAAATTTCGGTTTGTTCGGGTTCTACCGCCTCGGCCGCCAGGGCGCTCTCCAGGCTTCGCATCGCCACAGCGGTAGAGGGGTTTGCCCCGCGCGGCGTGAGGCTAATATCGTAGATTTCTGCGACCTCTGTAATTACGCGGGTAGGCTTTTCGCCCTTCACGTTCTCCCAGCGTTCGCTTTTTACGGTGAAAGCCCAGCTGGCTTGATCCAAGTCGCCGCGCTCAATAAGTGTACGGGCTTCCTTTCCGGTGTTGGTTTCGGGTGCGCTAAACTCAAAGTAAAGCCCTTGCTCATCTGCGCGAAGCTCCAGCGTGCCCTTGCCTTTGTTTCGGCGGGCTAATACGTGGTCGTAGCTGTGATTTAGAAGCGCGTGAATATCGTACCCGTCCAAGTTTGAAAAGGCGCTGCGCTCTATTCGCTCGTTAAAGGCGCCCATATCGTAAGCCTCGTAATTGGCTGCATAGCCAAAAATAAGACCTTCCTGCGCTCCGCCGTTAAGCGGTAGGCTCCGTATCTCCCTCTCTGTTGATTGTGCCATTTTGTACGTCGTTAGTGGGTGACATATGCAAAGGTTTGTTGTACTCGTCGCCGTCTTCAATAGGCGGCAAGCCTTCGCTCTTTCTAATTTCGTTCGCGCTAATTGCGCCAATGTTCCAATAAGATACGTTGCGCTGAACTTGGGCCAGCATATCGCCACGCATAAGGCTCTTAAGGTCTAGCTCAAACTCCAGATTTCCAGTTACCAGTTTGTTGGTAAACTCCATCTCTATTGCTTCGCAAAGCGGGCGGATACAGTCGGAAACGAATTGAGCGTTCTGCGCTTCTATGGAGCTGTTAAAGCTGGAGCCCTGGAGGTGGCCTACCTTATGCGGGGGCACTTTGAAAATGCGGCAGATTTCCTCAACGGAGAAACGCATACTTTCAATGTACTGCGCTTCCTGCATTGAAATTGAAACCGGCTTGTACTCGGCTCCGGCCGTAAGTACGGCGGTCTTGCCGCTGTTCGCTCCCGAATAGCGGCGGTCAAATTGGTTGCCAAGCTCACGCAAGCGGTCTACGTCGCGTATTGAGCCGTCCAGTTGCAGGATACCTTTGGGCATCGCACCGTTCCCGTAAAAGCCGCCGAGGTGCTTATTGGCCGCCATAGCGGTACCGATAGTTTCCTTTGCGTAAATGATAGGGGAAAGGCCATTGATACCGTCAATAGTCCACGCCTTAAGGTGGATTATTTGCGACGGCTGCAGGCGCATAGTTACGCCGCCCGGTAGGTACAGGCTGTAAATAAGCGCGCCGCTAGTGGTGTCAATGGTAACTAAGTCGGTATCAATAAGCTCCAGGGCTGTAATACGGCCACGGCTGCGCACCGGAAGTACATAGGCGTTACCACGCAGCAAAAGGCTGTTAATAATAGCCTGGCGCCAGTAGTAGCTATTGTATGCCTCGGAGGGCTTGCGGCTTACCAAGCGGTCTAACTCCGTGCTTACCCGCGTCTTACCATCTTCGCTTTCGGCGTAAAGGTGGAAGGGCAGGGAGGCGATTGTATCGCTAATAAGGCTCACGCAAGCGTAGACCGTGGATACTGTTGGTGCGTTATTGCTGTTGACGTTTTCGCCCGCGTTGGTGCTGGTGCCGCCGATTAGCTGGTACAGCCAGGGCTTGGGCGAAATAATACCGGAAATACTCCGGGTCACTCGTTGGAGTAGGGTGGCCATTGCGCAAATATTACGTATTACATTCTATCAATGCAAGCTACACAAAAATAATATCTTCCGTTTGGTACACGGAGGTATTGGCCTGGGCGTTGTGGACGTAGCCGGCAAGCGCTGTAATAAGGGCAGCCGTGCCGTCTATCTTATCCGGGGCGTTCTTTTTATTAAAAGTCCAGTTATCATTCTTATCAATTTGGAGCGTGGTGTTGCTTATGTGCCAGGCCGTAACTGGGTTGCCGTCGTGGCCTATGCGTCGCTGTTGCACCAGCCGATAGAGTAGCTTCATAGGCTCATTAATCATTAAAACGCCCTGCCGCACCTCAAAACAAAACTTTGCCCCGAACTTTTGCCGTACCTGGTCTATGGTTTCGGCGGCGTTCCACGGGTCAAAGAATACAGCCTCTACCGGCCACGCGTCGCATATCTCCAGGATCCGACGCACTCGGTCGGGCGTGGTGTTTACCTCACCCGGCAGTACCTCAACGTGCCCGTTTTTCATCCAGTTACGCACCAGGTTGGGGTACTTATTCTTTCGCTTGTTCATTGAGTGTTCCGTAATTTGGTAGTATTGCTTTGTATAAAAGCGGTCTGCCCCATCCCAAAATAATAGCACGTAAGCCGTCCAGTCATTCACAGCTGCAAGGTCAACGCCTAGATAGCACCGCCAGTTATTTAGTCCTACCGGCTCCTTTGCGGCGCACCGGTTCCAGGTGCCTAGCTCAATGTAAGGCTGCGCGCTTCCTGCCCATTGGTTGAGGTGCAGCTTACGGAGAGAAAGTAGGGTAGGCTCGTCGTGCTTTGCCGTGTTGCTCAATTCCTGAAGGTACTCCATCGTAACCGTTACGCCCAAGCTGGGGTTAGCCTTGGCCCATACCTCTGGGCTGTGCGGGTCTTCGGTATCGTCCGCGCCGTAAATGATTGGCAAAAAGCTTGCGTCTTCAATATCGCCGGCCAGCACCTTGGTAGCGTAGTCGTGCCATTTGTGGGCGAAGGTGAAGGCACCGCCGGCGGTGGTAATTGCAACCATCTGCGACGGGCGGGCAGCCATTGAAGTACGCAAAGCTTCCCATAGCTCCGGCCCTTTGTGCTCGTTCCAGGCGTGCACCTCGTCGCAAAGGATTAGAGAGGGGTTAGCTCCGTGGTTACTTAAGCCGTCGGAGGTAATGGTCTTAAGGAAACCTGGCTTTCCTTGTAGGTGAATTTCCCGCCGGTAGGGTATTAGCGCTTGCTTCAATACCGGGTTCATTAGGATAGTATTGCGGACGTAGCCAAAAAGAATACCGGCTTGCTCCCTGGTGGCGGCGGCAATAATTACCTGGGGGTTGCTGTTGTCCTTCCAGCCTTTGAGTAGGTGGGCGATTGCCAGCATAGCAATAAAGGCGCTTTTACCATTCTTCCTAGGGATTTCAAGCCAAACCAAACGCTTGCCTTCGCTCCGGCGGATTAGGTCGCGCTGCCATTCCATTAACCGGACCGGTGTGCCTGCCTTTGCGTCCTCCGTGAGTACGCAATACTTTTCTATTATTTCTTCAGTCCAGGTCACAGGTCTAGGGTCATTTGGTTATTGATTTCCTTTTGCAGTTTTTCAATCATTCGCTTTGCCTGCGCCAGGGAAGCTATGGCTGGATTGGCTCGGATGGTCATTTGGCCGCGGTCGGTGTACGCTTCAATTATTGCGCCGTGCTTTTCAATGGCGGCTTCACAGTCGGCTTTAATTTTTAGCCACGTTTCTAGTTCTGTTTTCATAGGAAGGGGAGTTTGAGGTCGTCAAAGTCAAGTTTTCCCGAG